TTGAAGATGCTAGAGTATTTAGATGGGAAGGTAAATTATATATTTGTGGTGTAAGAAGAGATGTTTATGATAATGGACAAGGTAGAATGGAATTATGTGAAGTTGATTGGACTGAAGATGCTATTATTGAAAAAACAAGAGAAAGAATACAACATAAATCCCAAAATTATTTAGAAAAAAATTGGATGCCTGTAGTAGATATGCCTTATCATTTTTTAAAATGGACTAATCCTTTAGAAATAGTTAAAGTTAATTTAGAAGATAAAGGAAAAGAAATAGTACAAGAAGGTGTTTTAAATACTATATCTTGTGAAACTGTAATTACTAAAGATAATTATGTAAAATTACCTTGGGATTTAAGAGGAGGTTCACAAGTAATTAAAATTGATGGGTTGTATACTTGTATTACTCATGAAGTTGATTTTTTCCACCATGAAGGAGGTTATAAAGATGCTTTTTATTATCATAGATTTGTGATGTGGGATGAAGATTGGAATTTAGTAAAAGTATCTAAACAATTTCAATACATGGGTACTAGAATAGAATTTACTTGTGGTTTAGCACTTGATGGAGATGATTTATTAATAACATTTGGTTACCAAGACAATGCAGCTTTTATTTTAAGATGGCCTAAGCATTTACTTGATAGATTAGAATGGGAAGATTTAGAAAAATTAAAATAATATGGTTACTCAAGAACAATTAAAAGAACAAATTTATAGGTATGTTGATGCCCCACTTAATCCAGGAGTAAATTTTGATACAGGTTTATATTATGAAGCAATAGGTCAAACTGCAGCAGCATTATCTTTCTTTTTAAGATGTGCAGAATTAACTGAAGATGATCTTTTAGCGTATGAAGCATTATTAAAAACTTATAAGTGTGTAGCAAAACAAACAAGAAGACCAGTTTGGGAAAAAGAGCAATTAATGATAGCTATGACACACATGCCTAAAAGACCAGAAGCTTATTTTTTACTTAGTCAATGGCATAGTGCAAGAGAAGAATGGACTGAAGCTCATCATTTTGCTGTAACGGGTCAAAAAATATGTGATTTTGATGCAAAATCTTTAAATTCTGATGTTGGGTATGTTGGTCATTGGGGATTAAAATTTCAAGAAGCATTTACTTGTTGGTGGAGAGGACAAAGAGATCATTCAATAAAATTATGGAAAGAATTATATTCTAATCCTGATATTGATAATGAAGAATATTTTAATATTATTTTAAATAACCTTAAAAATTTTAAAGTATTACCTATTGAACATGAACCAATTGTTTATGTTGGGGAAAATTTTAAAAAATTACAAAGTTATATAAGATTTCCGGGTTGTAAAAGAATAGATCATACTAACGCTCAAGCACTTCAAGATTTATTTGTTTTAAGATGTTATGAAAATAAACAAGAAGGTACTTATTTAGAAATAGGTGGTGGAAAACCTTATATAGGTAATAATACAGCATTATTAGAAAGTAGAAATAAATGGAAAGGATTATCTATTGATTTACATCAACCTTATGTTGATCAATGGAAAGAATCTTTAAGAGAAAATCCTATTATACGTGAAGATGCTACACATTTAAATTATTTAGATTTAATTAATGAATATAAGTTAGGTAATGAAATAGATTATTTATCAATTGATATTGACCCTGCTTATCAGTCATTAGAGGTATTAAAAAGAATACCTTTTGAAGAAGTAAAATTTGGTGTTGTTACTTTTGAACATGATCATTATAATGATGCTACAAGAAAAGTTAGAAAAGTATCAAGAAATATATTAGAATCCCATGGATATATTTTGATTGCAGGTAATATTTCTATGGATGAAAATTGTCCATTTGAAGATTGGTGGGTACATCCTCATTTAATAAATGAAAAAATAATAGAACAGATTAAAGTACCTTTAACTGATGTATTACCCGTTAAAAATTACATATTTAAATAAATTATTATGATATATTGGTTTACAGGACAACCAGGTTCAGGTAAAACTGTTCTTGCAAACTTACTAAAAGAGAAATTTTTACCTCACGCTTATAGAATAGATGGGGATGAAATGAGAGATTTATTTACTAATAAAGATTATTCAATAAAAGGTAGAGTAACTAACATAGATACAGCACAAAAAATATCTCATTACTTACATAATCAAGGTAAAGATGTAATAGTATCTTTAGTATCTCCTTATTTAGATCAACGTGAAGAATTTAAAACTTTATTAGACTGGCAAATAAAAGAAATTTATGTACATTATAATACTTCTTATGTTCAAAGAGGTAGAGAAAAATATCATGTTGTTAATTTTGGTGCACCAAGTAAAGATTTTATTGATGTAGATACTACAAAACAAACTGAAATTGAATCAATTATAAACATAGTTAAAAAATTAAAATTATGAAGTACTCAATGTTTATCGGTAGGTGGCAGCCATGGCACCAAGGCCATCGATGGTTAATAGACCAACGTTTAAATGACGGGAAAAACGTATTAATATGCATAAGAGATGTAGAACCTAATGAAAAACAACCTTGGACCCCACAAGAGGTATTAGTTAATTTATCTAATGAGTTAGAAGATTTAATTCAAGAAGGAAGAATTAAAATAATAATAATTCCAGATATTGAATCCATAAATTATGGAAGAGGAGTTGGATATGATGTTATTGAACATATACCTCCTTCTGACATTCATGATATATCTGCAACAAAAATAAGAGAAAAAATGCGTAGTGAAGGTAAATTATAATATTTATCTATGTTGCATTAGATTCACTATTTAACTAAATTGCACAATATGAGTTGGACCTATAAAGGCGAAACTAAAAAAGAGATCACTGATTTCCCCCCAAATTCTTACGGATTCGTGTATGTAATTACACATTTACCTAGCAATAAAAAATACATAGGTAAAAAAGTATTATATTTTACTAAAAAAGTAAAAATAGGGAAAAGAGAATTAGCTAAAATGCAGGATTTAGTAGGTAGAAGACCTACTTATAAATTAGCTATAAAAGAATCTGATTGGAAAAATTATTATGGTTCGCAAAAAGAACTAAAAACCTTATTATTAGAAAGTAAAGCAAAAGACTTTAAAAGGGAAATAATTAAGGTTGTACCTAATAAAAAATTATTAACTTATTTTGAAACTAAATATCAATTTTTATATCAAGTACTAGAAAAACCGGATGAATTTTTTAATGATAATATTTTAGGTAAATTTTATACTAAGGATTTTGAAGTTATAGAATACGAAGATCCCTTGGAAATTAAAAATTGTTAATGTATATTACGTCGTTATGGTAAACCAGTTATTAGTAACTTTGGTTAATTCTGTGCTTGGTACAGGAAAAGCTACTGCAAGAAATAATTATGCATATCACTGCCCTTTTTGCAACCATCATAAACCAAAGTTAGAAGTAAATTTAACGGAAAATAAACAAGGTAATAATCCTTGGCATTGTTGGGCTTGTAATAAAAAAGGTAAAACTATCTTTAATTTATTTAAAGCTATAGGTGTTGATATATCTAAACTTAATGAAGCTAAATCATTAATAAAAAATTCTAAATTTCTTAAATTTACTAAATCTAATGACATTGTTAAATTACCACCTGAATTTATTGGCCTGGATGACGTTGATAATAACGATATCATTGCTAGGCACGCGTTAGCATATTTAAAAAAGAGAAACATTAGTAAAGACGATATTTTAAAGTACAATATAGGTTATTGTAAAAATGGATTATATAATAATATGATTATAATTCCTACCTATGATGCAGATGGTAGATTAAATTATTTTACAGCTCGTTCATTTGAAAAAGAATCTTATATAAAATATAGAAATCCATCTGTAAGTAGAGATATTATTCCTAATGAACATTTTATTAATTGGGAATTACCCATTATCTTATGTGAAGGTTTATTTGATGCTATTGCTATTAAAAGAAATGCAATACCTTTATTAGGTAAAAACATACAAAGTGAATTAATGAAAAAAATAGTTAGTTCATTTGTTCAAAAAATTTATATAGCATTAGATAAGGATGCCATAAAACAAGCTTTATACTTCTGTGAACAATTAATGAAAGAAGGTAAAGAAGTCTATTTTGTAGATTTACAAGATAAGGATCCAAGTGAAATGGGTTTTAAAAATTTCACAAAACTAATACAAAATACAGTTCCAATGACTTATTCTTCTTTATTGGAACAAAAACTAGCAGTATGATAAAAAAAACATACAATCGAATTTTAGAGATCTCAGACGATCATAAACAAATAACTTTACCTGACTCCAGATATTATAGAAGAAATGGTGAATATTATCCTTCAGTAACTTATGTTTTAAATTCCTATCCTAAAGGCAGACATTTTGAAGATTGGCTTAAAAAAGTTGGGTTTAGTGCTGACTGGATAGTAAAAAAAGCAAGTGAAGAAGGTACAGCTGTTCATTTACTTATTGAAAAATATTTTGAAGGTAAAGAATTAAATTATCTAAGTGCTGAAGGTTATCCAAAAATGGACCCTTTAGTTTGGCAAATGTTTTTACGTTTTGTTGATTTTTGGGAAACTCATAAACCTACATTAATAGAAACTGAAGTTCATTTATTCAGTGATGAATTAAAAATAGCAGGTACTTGTGATTGTGTTTGTGAAATTGATGGTGAATTATGGGTTATTGATTTTAAAACATCTAATCATTTACAAACAACTTATGATTTACAAAATGCAGCTTATGCCCAAATGTATAAAGAATGTTTTGGTAAAGAAGCTAATAGAATAGGTGTTTTATGGTTAAAATCTAAATCAAGGGGTGTAGACAGATCAGGAGTTAAAATTAAAGGTAAAAAATGGGAAATGTATGAATCGCCAAGAACACAAGAAGAAAATTTAGAAATATTTAAATCTGTTAAAAGAATATTTGATTTAGAAAATCCTAAACATAAACCTGCTACTACTTCCTTTAAAACCACGGTAAAAAGAAGTAAGTAAAATTTGGCTACCACAAAAAATAGTCGTATATTTACCCTAGTTTTGAGTTGTTCTTAAACGCTCCATGGAAGAAGTAAAAGCATGTAAAAAGTTTAGCCCTCTAAAAGGGCTACTTCTTTCCCCACATAAAAATTAGGCTATCCCGGGTATTTTTCGTATATTTATAACATATGATAAAACTCTACGAACTTTTAAGAGAGCAAGTAAGTCAACCGAAAGCAATTATTTTAGCTGGCGCCCCAGGTGCTGGTAAGGGTTATGTCTTAAAAGGATTAGATTTAGGTAATATTAAGGTTTTAAATGTAGATAATAAGTATATTGATAATCTTAAAAAAGCTAATGTATCTTTAGATCTTAAAAATTCATCTCCAGAAGATAGAAGTAAACAGGCTATTGCTATGGCTCAAGCTAATAAAGATTTTGATAAAGATGTAGAAGATACTATTAAGGCTAAAGAATCATTTATATTAGATGGAACAGCGGCATCATATAATAAAACAGTAGAATTAAAAAATGAATTAGAAGAAGCGGGATATGAAGTATTTATGCTTTATGTTTATACTGATTTAGAAAGATCACTTAAACAAAATGAAGATAGATTTGAAAAATCAGGTGGTGAAGATAGAAGTTTAATGCCTGCAATAGTTTTAAAAACATGGAATAATGTAACTCAAAACCATAAACCTTATAAAGAATTATTTAAAGATAATTTTGTTTCTGTTGCTAATACTTTAGAGGATGAAAAAATAGATAATTTAGAGGATATTATAGATAAATATTTAACTCCTTTTAAACCTAAAAATACAAAACCTAAAACTGCAGCTAGACAAAGATATGCTGATAAACAAAAAGAAAAATTAAATAAAGAAATAAAAGTTTTATTAGATGGAGGGGCAGAAGAAATTATTAACACTTCAGTTTCAGCTGATGAAGCAAGAGCTAAAATTAATATGTTTTTAAAATAATGAACAATTTAACTAAATTTTTAATAAATGAGTTATCTCCTGATCAGCGAACAAAAAGACCTAAAAAAGTAGGACTTTATGCTGGTGGGTTTAAACCCCCAACTAATGGTCATTATAAAGTAGTTGCCCAAGCATTAGCTGATAACCCAGATTTAGATGAATTAAAAATATATATTGGTGATGCAAAAAGAGATGGTATAGATCAATCTCAATCTTTAATGATTTGGGACATTTATAAACAATATTTACCTATTAAAGTTACATTAGAACCAACTTCAAAACCCCCTATAAGAGCAGTATATGATTTTGCTAAAGAAAATCCTGAAGTAGAAGTAGATTGGGTATTAGGAGCAAGAGAAGGTAATGAAGAAGATTTTAGTGATATAGCTAAAAGAACTAAAGCAGCTGATAATTATCCTAATATCACATTAAGAACTACTGTTACAGATTCAGGTGCTTCTGGTACTGCTGCTAGAAATGCAGCTAAAGTTTCTCAAGAAAAATTAGAAAAATTATTACCTAAAAAATTAAGTCAAGCTGATAAAGATGAAGTTTACAATATATTAAATAGAAATAATGTAAATGAAAATAAAAAAAATTGTGGTTGTGGGCAAGATCCTTGCATTACTTATGGAACAATAAGTGAAGGTAAATATGATGGTTTAGTAACAAAATTAGCTGGTTTTACATTGAATGCTTGGAAAGGTGATTATGAAGATGATCAAAGATCTGGTAAGTTTAATCTTGAAATTGGCCCAGGTAGAGAATTTGATTATCCTCATTTAAACTTTGACTATCAAGCAAATGCTCAATTTATTGATAAGTATAAAACTTCTGGTTATGCCGTTGCTGATCCTATTAAAGGTTTACCTAGGGTTTCAATAGGTTTTAAAATAGACAGATTTGAATTACCTAGAATGTGGGAACAAATAGCATTTGATTTAAGGAATATTATTAGACATGAAATAGAACACTTAATGCAAGATGGACCTAATGTTAAAAAAGGTAAAGAAATGGATAGTGATCTTGGTCGAAGACGTGAATTAATGACTGGTGAAAAACCATGGTGGAAAATTTGGAGAGATAAGTTAAAGGATGCTGAGTACTATAAATTAGAAAAAGAAGTAGATGCTAATTTACAAGGTTTATATTTAAAAGCTAAAAAAATAAGAAAACCATTAGCACAAGTGATAGATAATTATCTAAAGTTTAATTTAAATATCCCACCAGAGGATCAAGAAGGTATAAAAGCATTATGGAGAGAAAGAGCACCTAAAATAAATGTACCTGTATTTGAATCAAAACCATTTAAAAAAGAAAGCACTACATTTAAAATAGGTCAAGTATTAACATATAAAGGTTATAAAGAACAAAGAGATTTCCCAGTTGAAGTTGTTGACATTAAATGGAATGAAGAAAGAAATGAATATGAATATTCACTAATGCTTTTAAGAGATTTAAGCTCCCAGAAAAAAAGAGGATTGATATATAAATTTCAATCGGAAGAGGACATAAAAAAAAGATTAGCAGATAAACAACTTACTAGAGCTGAATTTGAAAGGCAGCCTACAAATAGAAAAGATAGTTTTGATAAACCTATAACTTATAAAAGTATAGGTCATTTTGAAGAAAGTAAAGATCCTAAAAAAGGTACTGGTAAAAAACCAAAAGGTTCTGATAGAAGATTATACACAGATGAGGATCCAAAGGATACGGTAGGTATTAAATTTAGTACTAGACAAGATATAGTAGATACTTTAAATAAAAAATCATTTAAAGCTAAATCACATGCTAGACAATCTCAAATAATTAATTTAATTCATC